ATTATCAAAGTATGATATAGTATTGAGTGGACATTTTCACCATAAATCTTCTTCTGATAATGTAACTTATGTTGGTACTCCTTATGAAATGACCTGGTCAGATTATAATGATCCCAAAGGATTTCATATCTTTGATACCGAAACGAGAGAGATGAAATTTGTGAAGAATAATTTTTCTATCTTTCATAAAATAATGTATGATGATACGAATCATGATTTTGAATATTGGAAAGCCCATGACTTCTCTAAGTATAAAGAAACTTATGTAAAGTTGGTTGTTTTAAATAAACAAAATCCTTTTTTGTTTGAACATGTATTAGACAATCTATATAAAATTGGTGTAAGTGATTTGTCAATTGTTGAAGATTTTACCGACAATGTTATTGGTAATGATCAAGATATAATTGATCAAGCCGAAGATACAATGACAATCTTATCTAAGTACATTGATAATCTAGAATTAGATGTTGAGAGTGATAAATTAGATAATATCAGTAATACTCTGATTGTCGGAGAAAACGGATCAGGTAAGTCAACCTTACTTGATGCTCTTTGCTTTGCTCTTTTTGGTAAAGCATTTAGAAACATTAATAAACCCAATCTTGTAAATTCAATCAATAGTAAAGATACTGTGGTTGAAGTTGAGTTTAGTACAAATAATAAAACATACAAGATTGTGCGTGGTATCAAACCAAATATCTTTGAAATCTACTGTAACAATGAACTTATAAATCAAGAAGCCGCATCAAGAGATTATCAAGATTATCTGGAAAGATTTGTTCTGAAAATGAACTATAAATCTTTCACACAGATTGTTATTCTTGGATCAGCATCATTTACACCATTCATGCAATTGTCTGCTTCTGATAGAAGAACTATTATTGAAGATTTATTGGACATACAAATCTTCAGTACAATGAATGGTATTGTTAAGCAAAGAATTTCAACGAATAAAGAAAATGTTTCTGTGAAGAAAAATGAAATTGAATTACAGACACAAGAATATAAATTGAAGAAGGAACATCTCGATAAATTAAATCAAGATGTTGAATCTAAGGTGAAAGAATATGAAACCGAAATTAAAATCAATAATGATACCCTTGAATCACTACACTCAGAAATTAAAGGATATGCAAATACAATTTCAGAATTACAAGTCACCGTGGAACAAAAAATCGACCTCGAAAATAAAGTTAAGAAAATCACTAAACTTGAGTCGCAAATTGAAAACAATATATCCAAATTCAATAAAGATATTGATTTTTTCAGAGTTCATGATGATTGTCCAACGTGTAGACAAGCCATTGCCATGGAAATTAAAGAAAGAGAAATCGAATCACTTACTGGAAAAGTCGAACAGTCTCAGCAAGGTCTTAATGATCTTGAATCTAAACTCAATGAAGAACAAACAAAACTAAATGATATTTTGGAAAAACAAAAAGAGATACAAAAACTTCAAGTAGAACTCGCAACAAAAACTGCATCAATTACAGGTATAAACAAGTATCTACAAAAATTAAATACACTTATAAATGACCTTAAAACGTCAAAGGTTAACACACACAAAGATGAGTTGTCCCTTAAAGTATTGAAAGAATCTTTAAACACTTTAGAAAATGAATTGAAGGAACTTATCAATGAAAAAACTTATTATGAAGCCGCATCTAATTTATTGAAAGATACTGGTATTAAAACTAAAATCATAAAACAGTACTTACCAATCATTAATAAATTAGTAAATAAGTATTTGTCATCTCTAGATTTTTTTGTGAACTTTAATTTAGATGAATCTTTTAAGGAAACAATTAAGTCTAGACACCGTGATGACTTTAGTTATCACAACTTTTCTGAAGGTGAAAAACAACGTATCGATATGGCATTGATGTTGACTTGGCGTGCTGTAGCTAAGTTAAAAAATTCTTCTAATACGAATTTGTTGATACTTGATGAAACTTTTGATTCGAGTCTTGATTCGAATGGAACCGAAGAATTGATGAAACTATTGCAAATGTTAGAAGATGTAAACCTGTTTGTCATCTCTCACAAAGGAGATATACTACAGGATAAATTTATGAATGTGATTAAGTTTACAAAAGAAAAAAATTTTTCAAGGATAGTCAAATGAATTTTAAAGAATATTTGACCTGGTATAGGGATGTTGTAGATAAAGAAGTTGAGGGATGGTTTTATCCAATTGACATCGTTGTAATGTACGGTATACTAAAAGAATTACAGAAAGAAGTACCTGGTGATATTTGTGAAATAGGTGTGGCTTATGGTAAAAGTGCTATTGCAATTTCTAACTTTAAAGAACGAACTGATAACCTTTATCTTTATGATATTTTTCCAGATGAAGTTTACAAAAAAAGTTTGGAGAATATAAAAAAGTTCGGCACACCTGAACATTTAATTTGGAGAATACAAGATACTACCGAATTAAAACACGGTATAAAATTTTTTGATAGACCTTTAAGATTTTTACACATAGATGGTTGTCATGAACACTCCGCTGTTTTAGGCGATCTTCAATTTTTCAGTCAATATATGGCAGACCGAGGCGTAATAGTGCTTGACGATTTTAATGATTACGAGTATCCTGGTGTCAACAGTGCTGCCATAGAATTTAGTTTGGCAAAATATAATGAAAAAAATTGGAGAGTTTTTGCAATAGGTGATAATAAAGCTTATATGTGCCAGAAAAAATATGTATTTGCTTACCAAAGTTCGTTGGCAATCTTTATGAAAGAAGCACAAAAGAAACTTGAAGTTCCTTTTCCTTTGCCTTTAGGATTAAGAGAAATGATGGACATAAATGTTCTAATGTGTGATTCGAGAGAAGATTGGGACTTAAACAAACTTGTGGAAAAAATTTATGATAAGCCAAGGATAGGATAAACTATGAGTGACGTATTAACAATCAATACTGAAAGTGGTATTGTACAGGAAGAAAAAATTGAACCTTTAACTGTATATGATGATAGGCATCCACTTTTATCTATTCAATTACCTGAATATACAGAACAGTTACCAAATAAACGTATGACTACGTTGATTAAAAGATTGAAGATGACTATGAAACTTTATGGTGGTATAGGTCTTTCTGCTAATCAGTGTGGATTAAAAGATCGGGTGTTTGTTATGGGTACAGATCAATTTCAAATTGCATGTATTAATCCCAAAGTGTTAGAAGTATCTGAAGAAGTAATTAAAGATATGGAAGGATGTCTTTCTTTTCCAGCAATGTTTATGAAAGTTGAAAGACCAAAATCTGTATATGCTGAATTTACTGATGAGAATGGCCAAGTGCATCAAGAATGGTTTGATGGATTGACTGCGAGATGTTTCTTGCATGAAACTGATCACATGAATGGTATTAAGTACACCAAATATGTTGGACCAGTTGCATTAAAAATGGCGAAACAAAAACAACTGAAAAAAATTAAAACCGTGAAAAGAAAATTAAAAAATGCCGTATAGTTTTGATCCAAAAGATGATGTAGAAGTTCAGTGGAAAAAATGGCAAGAACATAATCCACCAGAATCTTTTACGCATATAGATGAAGAAGAATTGCGTGAGAAAACAATTGAAGAACTCACGTATGTTTCGGCTATGGATGTTAAAGAATACACTTTGTTTCAAAAGTGGTGTGAAGTACAATCTAAGTACCCAACAGAAGTTGTAAATGATTTGTGGGAAGGCGAAAAGAAGGTACTCAAAGATGAAAAACAAAGGCGAGCAATTGAAGAAATAAAATCTAATTTTTGGGTACCAGAATCACCCGAGGATTATTTGTCATTAGAACCGGAATTACTTTATACTAGTAAACAAGATGATTTGCCAGAATTGTGGAATACGATTCGAACATTTTCTTCAACAATGAAGAATAATAGTAATATTGGAAGAAATTTAAATTTTGTTGTTCGGGATAAAGTAACAAAAAAATACTTAGGTGTTATCTGCATCAGTTCAGATTTTCTCGATTTGACACCTAGAGATAATTTTATTGGATGGTCGAGAGAGTTAAAAACTCAAGGTGGTATGATTAATCACACTGCGATTGGTTCTACGATTGTGCCTTTACAACCATTAGGTTATAATTATGTGGGTGGTAAATTACTTGCATTACTTTGTTTGTCTGATCCTGTACAAGAATTGTGGGAAAAACTTTATGGTGATAAATTAGTTTCTATAACAACGACCTCACTTTATGGTAAAACAAAAGCTAACGGTCTATCACAATATGATAATTTAGACCATTGGCTTCCTATGGGATTTACTGCTGGTTCAGTTTCATTTGAACCCTTGTCTGATACACGTTATAAAATTCGTGAGTGGTTGAAAGAAAATCATACCCGCAAATACTTTGAATGGTATGTTGCAAAGAAACCTTCTGGTCAACCACACAAGAGAGATCACAAGAATCGATCATTGACTTTCACATACAGCCAACTGAATATACCAAAAGAGTTGATTAAGTCTGAACATGCAAGAGGAATTTATTTCGCACCTTTGTATGATAAGTCTTGCGAGTTTCTTCGCGGCAATAATGATGGCAAAGATATGAAAAAACTGTTTGATACAAGCGTAGAGAGCTTGACAAACCTTTGGAAAACTAAACATGCTAAACCTCGCATCAAACAACTGGTGAAAAAAGATAAGGTTTCTTATGAAACTTTGTTCTACGACAATTTAATTTACATGTCTTGGGAAGAATGTAAAGAACATTACTTATCGCAAGTTGGTCGTTAATCGCTTCTTATGTGATTCGGAGATTTTTCTTTTATGTTCATCAGTAAGGGGTTTTTTCTTCGATCCCGTTTTAGAAATGCTCATTTTTCTCTTAGATTCTTCGGAATGTTTTTTGCCTAAGTGAGAAAGTCTAATTTTATTTTTATGATCCTCAGTAAATTTTATTCCATTAGAACCTTCTCCGCCATCGGTTCTATTATGTAAAATTCCTGTACCTAAATCTTTTCGACCATACCAAAGAATGTATCTTCTTTCTAACGCAAGAGATCCAATTTCAGTTAAATTTTTCTCTAAAAAAATTATTCTTTTTGGATCTTTAGGTACTGAAATATTGTGTAATTTTGATTTGTGCCAAGCTCTATGTTTTCGACCTTTGCCAATATAATATGGAGAATTATCTTTTCTTAAATAGGCGTAAACATAAAAATCTGAATAAATAGACATGCTGATATCTCCTATTAGATGTTAGAGTGGGTGCAGACGGCAATCTGGCGACCCACACTTATTTATACCCAAAAACCTCTTGACAAGACATATATATTAGTGTAGAATGTGTCCTTAATGCGGTGAGTCCGAGACAACCTTCCCCCGAAGGCAGATAGGTTTAACTCCTATAAACCGCTCCAGTTTCTAATTTGACAACAGTTGTTATTGTGACAACTGGTTGCCTTTTCCTAGAATGTATGTTATAATATACATATACTGATAACAGGATGTCTAAATGACAACATTTACTACCGAATCAAAATCTCAGTTGGCAAAACTCCTTGCTACCGAGAATCTACGTATTGAACACCAAAAACTTAGAACCGCAAAATTCGATCCGAAGAATCGTGTTTTGTATTGCCCTATTTGGAAAAATATGAGCGGTGTACTTTATGATCTTTTGTTGGGTCATGAAGTAGGTCACGCTCTCTACACTCCTGCTCAAGGTTGGCATGATGCTGTTTGCGACAAAGGTCAAAATTACAAAGGCTTTTTGAATGTCGTTGAAGATGCCCGTATTGAGAAAAAAATCAAACGAAAATATCCTGGTATTCGTAAATCTTTTATTGAAGCTTACAATGAATTGATGAAGCGAGATTTTTTCGAATTGAAAGACCGTGACATTAATAAAATGTCTTTTGTCAATCGATTGAATCTTTTTACCAAATCTAGTGGTACTATGGATATTAAATTCACCGCTTTTGAAGAAAAGTTGGTTGAAGAAGTAATGCGTTGTGAAACTTGGGATGATGTTTTACGTGTTACTGGTCTTGTTTGGGATTATTCCAAAGAAGAACAATTTGAAATGGCTGAAGATGAATTTATTTTTGAAATCAATTTTTCTGATGATGAAGATGGAGACTTTGATGATTCGGATGAATTTGATTTTAGTGATGAAATAACGGAACAAATGGATGTTAAAGGTGGAAAACCTTTTAAATCTAAAGGTGATGATGATCAAGATGAATCATCCGATGCGAAATCTTCCGATAAAAATGATGAAGAATCTGATGGTGAAGATGGTGAAGTTACACAGATAAATCGATTCAAAGAATCGAAAATGACCAAAGAAGATCAATTCGAAAACTTTGAACCTGTATGTGAAACAGATAATGCTTTCCGTAAAAAAGAAAGTGAACTTCTCGATGAGAAAAGTAAAGATTATGTTTATGTTACACCACCTGAACCTAATCTAAAAAACATTATTACTCCTGCAAAGCGAGTGAATCAATTGTTGTCTGAATACTATACTGACAATTCTGGGAAAACTGAAAAATATAACAGTTTCAAAAATCGTAATGATCGATATATCTCTTTGCTTGCAAAAGAGTTTGAAATGAAGAAAGCCGCTGCAGCTTATTCTAAAGCTAAAACTTCAAATACTGGTGATATTGATGTATCGAAATTGTACAAATATCAGATTGATGATACTATCTTTAAGAAAATGATGCGAGTGCCAAAAGGCAAATCACACGGTCTTATTTTGCTTCTAGATAAATCTGGATCAATGTCAAATAATATAAAAGGTTCTATTGAACAGATATTGATTTTGACTTCGTTTTGTCGCAAAGTGAATATTCCTTTTGTAGTTTATGGATTTGGTAATAACGCTACTGCTTTCTTTGAAGATAGTGGTGGATATACCGATGATAACAATATGAAACTTCGTGATATGTTTTCACGTAAAGAAGGTGAAATTTGTTTAGAACACGTATTTTTACGTGAGTATCTAAACTCAAAAATGTCCAATTCAGAGTTCACTAAATCGATTAAAAATCTAGTTTGCTTGATGGATGGATTCAGTGGACATAGGTATAATAGATATTATCCTGTTTCTGAAGGACTTTCGAATACACCAATGGTAGAAGCGATTGTTGCTACAGAAAAAATTACACAAGAATTTAGAAAAGTAAATAATCTGGATATTGTGAATTTGGTTATTGTTCACGATGGTGATGCAGATACTATTAACACATATCACTCATATGATGGTTCTAATCCAAAAAATTATAAACATATGAGTTCTACATATAACAATGTTTATTTGCGTGATACAAAAACTAAATTTGAATCTAAAGTTAATACTACTGATTCTCTGAATCAAAATATTTTGAAATGGTATTCTTACAGAACTGGAGCTAAAGTATTTGGTTTCTTTTTGACTGATGGAAGTAATAGTTCAGCTGAAGGTGCTGTTATGATGCATCATTATGAAAAAACAAATTCTAAAAATATTTATGAAGATGAGAGTATTCAATGGCACGATAAACGGTACAAAGCCAAAGAATTGGCAAAAAAATTGAAGAAAGAAAAACTATTGGTTTCTAAAAAACCTGGTTATGAAAACTTCTTCATCATTCCTGGAGGCAATGAACTTCAGGTAAATGATGGTGAACTTGAAATTGATACTACCAAAAAAGTTACCGCAAGTAAACTTACTAATGCGTTTATTAAATTTAATAAAAAACGCCAAGTGAATCGGGTACTTGTTTCTAAATTTATTGATGGTATTGCTGTTTGATATGTTGTTTTTATGCAACAGACCTATTGCCAAGGCACTAGTAGTCTGTTATAATAGTGGTATATTGAATAATCCTTCTTGGAGAATATATAATGGCAAGTCGTAATGAAAAGCGTCAAAAGTTTTTGAATGCTCTTATCGCTACCGGTAAAAATACCGTAACGCTTGATGAAATTAAAGCTATTGCACAAAAACTTAATATTGGTCAACCTTATTGGTTTACTAATGAGGATGTTAATCGTGTAAAACGTGGTGTTTATAAAGTGCCAGGTGTTACAGAAAAACAAAACGTACAAACGGTTGATATGCAAGCACAAATAATTCCTATGCAAAAAACTGAAAATAAATCTAATCATAGGATTTCTTCAATCGTCACTGATCTTGAAGTTGAGAATCTTGTACCAACCAAATACAAAAA